GGGCATTTTCTCGTCCTTGGTGAGCTTCGTGAGGTACGCAACCGCATCGGGCCTCTGGCCCTGCGCGGCGAAGATGGGGGCGCCCGCCACGATCTCTTGGAACACGGCACGGATGCGACCAGCCCGCTGCTCGGGCGACTGGTATCGCATCGAGTAGGGGTCGATCTGCACATCGAAGTCGTCGAAGTTGCCCAGCCGTGCCTGAGGTTCAAGTGAACCGAGCCAACTGTCATCGACCGTGATGTCTGTGCCGGGGATCGTGTAGCTGCCGGGGATGGCGGTGACTTGATCGTGCCACAGAAGCCGTGCGATCTCTCGCATGATCTTCTCGACTGCCATCCCAAACCGGGCCTGGAAGAAACCTTTGATGGTCCCCACCGCAGCGCCGATCATCTGCTCTTGGCCGAGCGTGTCGGCTTGCTGGCCTTGGCCTAGCTGAGCTTCGAGGTTCCCGCCCGCCACCTTGAACTGGTCGATGGCGTTGAGCGTGAAGCTAAAGAGGTTTTGGTCGGGTCCGCCAAATCGCATCGGCAGGACGGCATTGACGCTGTTGACCGGGATGAACTCGCCGTTGAGCGCCTTGCGAATCTTCTCCCCGTCGTCCTCGTTGCCGGTCTGGACGAGGTTGATTTCCTTTTGCAGCTTGCCCTGTTCTTCGAGCTTCTTGTAGTTCGAGTTGACCAGTTCGTGCAAAAGTTTCAGTGCCAACCCCGGCGCGCTCGGGTAGCAGTTGTCGGGGACCGGGCCTAGGTTGAGATAGTGGTAAGGCCCCGACTCAGCGCCCTCCCACTGCAACTCCGCGATAGGCGCTGGGTAGGTGAAGCCAAACGCGCTATCGACGGGGAAGGTATAAATCATCCCGTCTTTGGGCAGGAATACGTCAGCGAGCCAGAGGTAATCTTCGGCGTCCTCAGCGTTGTCATCCGACCCGCTGATCGAAGCCGAACCCTCTGATTTAGCCTTGAAGAACTCAGGCCCCTTGGCCTTCAGTGCTTCGCGCACTTTCTTGTCGAATCGCACGTCATCGACCACATCCTTGAAGCGGACGCGGTAACGGTCGGCGGCGAACGAGATGGCCCGCATCTCCGTGGCGCTGGAGTCCCAGACGAAGTTATCCATCGAGACGTTCAAGCACGCCGGATAACCGGGGTCCATCCACTCATCGGCTTCCATGATGACGGCAGCCGAATCGCTCATGCAGACCTTGGCGACAGCCAGGCCGAAGAAGGCGTTGCGAGCGAAGTCCTCAAGCGTCTCTTGCAGGTGCATCCGCGATGAGTAGCGGTCGACGGCTCGCCCCATGTGTTCGGCGAAGCCGCGTAAGCGCACGTCGTGAGTCGTCACCAAGCAACGCGGATTATTCGCGGCGAGGGTGATCGTTTGCGCTTCGACTGCCTGCCGCAAGAGATTGATGATCTCTTTACGGTGCTTGTTCCCAGGGTAGAGACTGCCGGCATACGCCCGCAGAATCTTTTCGCGAGACTTACGATGCGGTTCAATCGCCTTGAAGTGCTGCCGCACCGCCGTCTCTAGGCGGCGAAATTCCAAGCTAAGAGAGCTTTCAGAAGGAATCGCGCAGAATCACTTGCCGATTCAGCAACCATCATTGCAATGTTGACCAGATAAGTCAACTACCCGTTTTCGCATTGGCCAACGATGAGCCAAAATCTGTCCATCGATGGACAGAACTTGACTAAACATGATTTTTTCAGGAGTCATGTTTTGTCAGGTTTAGTCATGTTTAGAAAAACATGACGATTGTTGGACTACCACTCGCAAGATATTGGGTCGCCCTTGGCTAGCGCGTTCTCATAGATGCGCCGACCGATGCTGCCGTCAGGCGCTTTTCCAAGCTGGTCCCACTGACTCTCGGGGCGTTTGGCCTTCGGTCGCTCATCGAGAGCACGCACCGCAACGGCTGCGGCAATGGCGCGGTCGCCGTGATTCTCGCCCTGAGCGCTGGCGTCAAAACCAGTGCGGCTCTTGGGATGCTCGATCTTCGATGAAGCCCCTTCGACGTAGACGTACTCGCCGCATTCGGTGACGAGGTGGATGCTCTTGAGCGTCACCGTCCCGTGAGTCATCGCCAAGATGAGCGGGGAGATGGTGATGTATTTATTGCTGTTGTGGTATCCAGGTCGGTCGCCGGTCTTGGCGTAGAGACGGTCATCGTCCTTCGAGGGCTGGAAGTACATGTTCGGGTACTGAATGTTCATCATCCGCTTGGTGAACAACGATCCAGCGCCGCCATTCTTCTCCCAGATGAGGTACGGATTCGTCCCATCCCAGCCAAACCAGTAGCATACCGCCGCCACATAGTCAGCGAACTCAGCGCCGGGGAGGTCGTTGCGGACCACCTCGGCGATCTGCTCGCGGGTAATGGCATCGAAGATGATGGCTACGGAGTTGCTGGACAAGTCACCCGCAGTGCCGGCGGATATATCACACCCGACCACGCGACTCCCGCGCGGGGGGCGACCGTTTGTGATCGGCACCCACATCGTGATCGGGCCAGCCTCTTGGTCGACCCACTCCGATTCATGCAAGTCAGCGGGGTCTTTGAGCAGCAAATCCCCTCGGTGCATAGGCGTACAGCACGTCGCTTTGTGCTTGTTGACCACCGCCGCTGAGAATGGCCGCCCCTTCGAGCCGCCGAAGTCGATGTCGAGTTCGCGGGAAATTTCGATCATGTTCCCGCCCGACCGCTGGCACTCAGCGTCGTACCAGAACGAACGCACACGCCCGTCGAGGACGTAGGGGTAGTTGGGCTTCGCCTCTCCCTTGAGAATCTTCAGCTTCCCGTTCTCGGTGGTATATAGGCCCTCGTTCTGGTCGGGGTTATCTTGCCAGTGGAGGATGAGATTCAGCCACGATGAGGGCGAATGCACGAGGTCATAGAACTTGTTGTTCTGACCGTTGGGCGTCGAGGCGATAATCCGGCAATCGGTGACGGCACGCAGGTTCTCCACGAACGCAGCGTCCTGACCGGGCAGCCAGAAGGCGGATTCGTCCATGAAAGCACGCCACAAACGTCCGCCTCGGAACCCAGCACCCGTAGCAGCAGCCCCCATGAGGTAGTTTTCGCGGGCTACCAGTCGCCATGTGTGGTCGGAACTCTTGCGCTCGAAGTCACCCACCATCCACGGGGGTAGATTCCGCAAGATGAAGTCGATTTTCCAGCCGAATGAGTTCGGATTCGACGGGTTATCGGCGGTATCCTCGTCCTTCGACACAAAACCCTGGATACACGCCCTGCGGAACAGAAAAGCACGCACATACTCGGCGGCAATGCCCCACGTTGCCCCCTGAGCGCGGCTTTTTCGGAGAATCTGGTCCCGCTGTAGCTCTTTTTCCGTCCATCCGCTGTAGTGAGCGGTCGCTGCGAGCCAAACGTCCTGATGCGGCCAGGTATTGAAGGGGATTCGGCCCGTTCCGCGTGGCTCAATTAGGAAGCAGTTGTGGACTAGGAGCAGATTTCCGTCACGGTCGATGACAGTAAAGGCCCGTCGGGGACCGCAATTGATTAGGTCGTAGACGCGGCTCTTCCCTGCCGGCGTGGCTCGATTAGGCTGTCGCCAGTCCTCCCGCTCTTCCTTCTCTGGTACATCGCCTCCTGCGTAATACCCGCAATCTTGCAGGCTTCCTTGAGCGTCAGCCGCCCGATGGAAGTTTCTATGAAGCGGTTCCTGCGAGTATTGTTGGCCTGCTCCTTCCTGTTTGCCCACCGGCAATTCTCTGGGCAGTAGTCCCCATCGTTGTCGTTTCGCTCGATCGTCATTCCGTCCGGCCTCTCCCCCATATCCTCCAGGAAGAGAGAAAATTCCTTCCACCGATCGCATACGCGAATTCCACGCGCTCCATATCGGCGATACGACTGATTGTTGGGATTCCTGCACCTGTCGTGCATTGCCATCCAGACCGCATACAGAGGCGAGTCGGTTCGGCCATGCTTCAGTGGCGGTCCCGCCCTGAGACAGCCGCAACTCTTCTTGTGACCCTTCCTGAGTTGGTTCCCCGAGGCAACCGTCTCCTTTCCGCACTCGCAGATGCAGAGCCACCCCGCCTGCTTTGTCTTCCCGTATCGTCCGTTGTATTTCAGGACGCGAAGGCGGCCGCACTGGAGCCCGGTCATATCCCGAATCTGCACGTTGCCATC